AATATCAACTACAATAGTTCAACCGGTGTTATCAGCACTGATGCAGCAGTACACAGCGTTAACGGTGCAACTGGTGTAGTAACACTTGATACAGATAATATCAGTGAAGGTACTACAAACCTATACTTTACCGATGCTCGTGCAAGAAGTGCTATCAGCTTAACATCCGATGATGCTTCTATTCTTGCGTACAACGGTGGTACTGGTGTACTCACATTTGTAACACCTGATACAGATGCAATCGACGAAGGTGCAACTAATCTGTACTACACAGACGGTCGTGCTGATGGTAGAATTGCTTTAGCAAGTATCAGAGACCTAGCCGATGTAGATGCAGATGATGTGCTACAGGACGGTTATACTCTAGTTTGGAGTGTGGCTCGTAACGAGTTTGTTCCACAGAACATTGCTGTAACAGCTACAACACTAAACTTTACAGGTGACGGTACAAGTACCAGCTTTAGCACTGGCGTTGAAGTAAGCTCAATTGACAACACTCAAGTTTATGTGAACGGTTTGATTCAAGCCCCAACATATTCCTACACATTGTCAACAGCAAGCAATGTAACAAGCATTGTGTTTGACACAGCACCAGAACTCAATGATTACATTTTTGTTCGTGTAAGTTCTACCAGCACATTGACTGCTGGTGGTATTCTAAACGAATCAAGTAACATTGATGGTGGTTCATACTAAGATGTTAAGTTAAATTAACATTTTAGAACTACAATGAACAGAAAGGGTGTAGCCTAGGCTACACCCTTTTTCACTAAATAGCTTACTGCTAAGAAGCAACAGGATTCTTTCTAAATGCCAATTTTCCGCGGAAAAAATATAGTCAGTGCGGTCACTGATTATAAAGATAGTGTGAGATGCGCGACTCGCACAAATGTAGGCTTATCAAGTACAATTACAACAATTGACGGCGTAACGCTGGCCAATTTAGACCGAGTTCTTCTTGCTGGTCAAACACTTTCAAGTCAAAATGGCATTTATTCTTGGTCTTCTGGGTCGTCAACACTTGCTAGGGCTCACGATGCTGATTCTGCGTTTGAACTTACTCCAGGAACACGGGTTTATGTTGAAGAAGGAGATACTTATGCTAGGACAAATTGGACTTTAATAACGCAGGGCGTTATTACCCCGGGGGTTACTAGCATTGTTTTTGCTAAAGAAAGCCATATTGGAACAGCAAATCTCAGCGGTACATACGGTGCCAGCGACAAAACCTTGCAGATTGTGCTGGATGAAACCGGTCAAATAACTAACATCACCGAAATTGACATCAGCGTTGATGGCGGCAGTTATTAAATTATTCCCCATAAAATAATTTTTTTCCTTGAGTCAACTAAATAAGAGTTGAAGGAAGAATCACAACGACTCTTCCTGACCTAATAGGGGAGTATATACTCAAATGGCCAATACAATTATTCTAAAGCGTAGTGCGACGCCTGGTAAGGTACCTACCACAGCGCAACTAGCACTAGGCGAAATTGCTATCAACACATACGATGGTTTGATCTACATCAAGAAAGACAACGGTACGCCCAGCGTTGTTCAAATCGGTGGTGTAACCAGTGTTAACGGCGAAACCGGTTCAGTAACAATTACATCAGACGATGTAAGCGACAGCGGACAAACAAACAAATGGGCTAGTGCCAGCGTTGTTAGAGGACATCTAAGCGCAGGTACAGGTATCAGCTACAACAGCGGTACTGGTGTAATCAGCACAACACAAAACCTAAGCTCAGCAGGTAGTCCAAGCTTTGCTGGTTTAACACTAACTGGTAATGCTACAGTAACTGGTGATATCCTACCAAGTGCAGACAACGTGTACAGCTTGGGTAGTGCCAGTTATATGTGGAAGGACGTTTATGTTGGTCCAGGATCTTTATATGTTAACGGACAAAAAGTTCTAGAAGACAACAGCGGTACAATTACATTCAGTGCAGACGCAGACCAGAGCTTGCAGATTAAGACAACTGGCGCTGGTAATGTCCAAATGTCAACTGATGCTGGTGGTGTTATTCAAGTAAACAGTACACTTCAAATTTCCAGTGGTAAGAACATTACTGACAGCGCAGGTGTAGAAGTTAACTTTGGTGACAACATTGACATGAACAGCAACAAGATTGTTGGTCTAGGTGCACCAAGTTCAGCAAACGATGCAGCAACAAAGACTTATGTTGATACAGCAGTTGCAGCAATCAGCACAAGCAGTATCAGCCAAGGTAACAGTAACGTTAGTGTTGTTGATACAGGCACCGGTACAGTTACAGTTACAGTCGACGGCTCAACTGCTCTAACAGTTGATGCAACCGGCGTAACAGTTGCCGGCAACTTCACAGTTAGCGGCACACAGACAACAGTTAACTCTAACACAATCGCTTTAGCTGACAATATCATTACTCTAAACAGCGACCACACAGGCAACCCAACACAAAACGCCGGTCTGCAAGTTGAGCGTGGTGACGAGGCTGATACACAGATTCGTTGGAACGAAGGCAGTGATGTATGGCAGTTCACAAACGATGGTGCAACATATCATCCAATTCCAGTAAACACTGACGGTTTAACAGAAGGTTCTACTAACCAATATCATACAACAGCTCGTGCTCGTGGTGCATTAAGCGCAAGTAGCGCAACTGGTGTTAGCTACAACAGCTCAACTGGTGTAATCAGTTTGGGCAGCATTCCTAACAGCAGCTTGACCAATAACAGCATCACTATTAACGGCACAGCAGTAGCACTAGGTGGTACTCGCACACTAGACAGCGATGCCATTGGTGAAGGTTCTACTAACCTATACCACACAACAGCTCGTGCTCGTGGTGCAGTAAGTGCAGGTACAGGTATCAGCTACAACAGCACAACTGGTGTGATCACTAACACAATTACTCAGTACACAGACGCATTGGCCCGCGCAGCGGTAAGTGCCTCCGGTGATCTAAGCTACAACAGCACAACTGGTGCATTCAGCTTTACACAGAACAAGGCATGGAGTGCTTTAACAGGTACACCAACAACTATTGGTGGTTATGGTATTACCAATGCTTATACTAAGACTGAAGTTGATAGTGCTATTTCTACAGCAGTTGCTGGTAAAGACAACACAGATGAAATCACAGAAGGTTCAACTAACTTGTTCTTTACTAACGCTCGTGCTCGTGGTGCAGTAAGTGCTGGTACAGGTTTAACCTATAACAGTTCAACTGGCGTATTTGCTAGCTCAATTACACAGTACACAGATGCATTGGCTCGTGGTGCAGTAAGTGCTGGTACAGGTATCAGCTACAACAGCTCAACTGGTGTGATCACTAACACAATCACTCAGTACACAGATGCGTTGGCTCGTGCCGCAGTAAGCTTCACAGCAGGATCTGGTGCATACAACAGCACAACTGGTGTATTCACAATTCCAACCAACACCAACCAATTGACTAACGGCGCAAGCTTTATTACATTGGGCAGTTTGAGTGCTGGTACAGGCATCAGCTACAATAACTCAACTGGTGTAATTACTAACACAATCACTCAGTACACAGACGCATTGGCTCGTGGTGCAGTAAGTGCTGGTACAGGTCTTTCATACAACAGCACAACTGGTGTATTCACCAACACAATCACTCAGTACACAGACGCATTGGCTCGTGCATCTAACAGCGTTACAACTGGTGCAGCCGCTTACAACAGTTCAACAGGTGTCATTACTATTCCTGGTACAACTGCACACATTACTGAAAGCGGCAACTTGTTCTACACAGATGCCCGTGCAAGAGCCGCTCACAGCTTTACAGCTGGCTCTGGTGCATACAACAGCACAACTGGTGTTATCACAATTCCAACTAACACTAACCAATTGACTAACGGTGCAGGTTTCATTACCGGTTACACAGAAACAAGTACATTGGATAACGTGGTTGCTCGTGGCTCCAGCACAAGTCGTGCAATGAGCACAGGTTCTTTAACAGTATCTGGTAGCATCACAGCAACTGGTGAAATTACAGCTTACTTCTCCGACGAAAGATTGAAGACAGACATCAATCCTATTGAAGGTGCTCTTGACAAAGTTATGGCAATTGGTGGTTACACTTATAAGGCCAATGACCTAGCTCATGAGTTGGGAGTCGAGCGTTATGACAACCAAATTGGTTTACTTGCTCAAGAAGTTGAAGCAGTAATGCCAGAATTGGTAACCGAGTCAGGATTGGCTGGTTATAAGACCATTCGTTACGACAAGGTAGTATCAGTGCTAGTTCAAGCGATCAAAGAACAACAAGCAATGATCGAAGAACTTCGCCAAGAGGTGAAGAGCAGCAGAACTTTACACTAAGATCTGGACACTAAAAGGAGACTAAATTATGGCAATCCTTCCAGCAACCGGATCAGCAATAAGCTTTGGCCGAGTTAAAAAAGGCTACAGCAATAGTGCTGCTGGCGCAGGACAAAATATTGCTCTGCGTGGTACACTTGGTGCTTATCTTGGAATCAGTACAGGTTCTGTTAGTTTAAGTAGCAGATTTGGTGGCCGTACTACACCATATAACGATGTTTAATTAAAGTGCAAATTGGAAAAGGGGGCAATGCCCCCTTTTCTTTTGGTTATCCCTGAAGTATTATAATTGATACATATAAGACAACAGGAGGTAATTACGGTGCCACTTCAACAAAATGAAATTTTACACAATGCAAGAACGGTGCTAAAACAAGTCCCGTACCGCACAAATTTTGAACGCGAAAATTTTTTGTTTTCAAATCAATCAGGTCCTAGATTTTTAGTTGCTTTATGCAGAGACATTGAGTTTTTAAATGCAGAATATGCCAAGTCAGTTGCTGATTGGCAAAGAGATGCAATTCTTGCAGAAATGAATATAATTGCTGCCAAAATTGCAGAAGTGCAAGAAAGCATCGGCGGAAACATTGCCAATGCCATTGAGGAAGCTGAAGCTGAATACTGGGTAGAAGAACTTTCTAGAAGAGCAGCAATAGAAGCATTGGTACAAAAGACCACTGCTGAAAATATGGCTCAATTGCTTAAACTTCCTGCAGAACATTACGAAGAAGCTATTACCAAGTGTCAGCATTTCTTAAATGTAATTAGTAAAGTTACCCGACACGCCGAAAGAAAAGCAAACCTTGCAAATGTTCCAACATCAGCAATGACCGACTCTGACAACACTGACTAATGTTTGGAAAATCTTCTAAGAATTTATTTGACATTTACAATGCTCCTTTAAAGTTAAGTGAGCAGGTAGTGATATGTGTGCCAACAAATGGGTTGGTACACGCTGCCTTTACATATTGTTTGGTCAATGCTATTCGCTATACTGAAGCACAAGGTATACCAGTTATACTTGATATGGATGCAGGTACTGTATTAAGCAATCAACGCCAAGTATTGTTGGATACTGCTATTGATCTACATCAAGCTGATCATATCATGTGGTTTGACAGCGACATGACTTTCCCGGAAGATACTATAGTCAGACTGCTGGAACATAAAAAGGATGTGGTGTGTGCGACTTATTCTAAAAGAGTAGAACCATTTCATCCAACGGCATTTTATAACATAGATCCAGTAGAACCAGTAGATGTTACTGGTCACGGACTCGCCCAAGTAAATTACACTGGTATGGGTTGTGTGCTACATCGAGCATCCGTCATTGATCACATACCCAGTCCGCACTTTCCGCTGATATGGCATCCACCTACATCAACTTGGCAAGGCGAAGACATGGGGTTTTGTCAAGCTTTGACTAGTAATGGATTTGAAATTTGGTGCGACCTTGACCTCAGTCGTGTTATTGGTCATTTAGGTGTACAAGAGTTTTATGTGAATCAGGCAAGCTGACAAAAAACGCACACCATCGGTTGATTTTTTTTAAGTTTACGCTAGCCGATATATGATACTCGGGATAAGCTGGGTCATTAATAATTGTTCTAAACATTGCCCCATCGAGTACAGTACTTTTTACCAATGATTTTTTTAGTTCTATGTCACCAGTGATGCTATGTATCAAGGGGTGGTCCCAATGAGAATCTAAGATCATTTTTCTTAGTTCTAGATACCATCGTTCTGTATAGCAAACTGATTCTTTATAAAGTTTGTTTAACCACGGATTATTCAGCCATGGTCTCCAGCAGTGATAAAATTCCAGTTGCCGATGCGGCCCGTTATAGCTAATTGGTAGTTGGCGTTCAGGCTTAACTAACCTTATCATCACACAACAACCCTTCTAGTGCATTTTTAAAACCGCGACTACTAAACATTTTAGCTGTGTTTCGATGCAACGGTTGTGGCCAGCGCCATAAGTCAACCCAACAATACCCTGAACTTTCGTGATCTAGTGTTGGAACAAATTCATCTTTACATAAGATTAGATAGCTTACATGTCTAAATCTATTATCTCTGCTGACAAAAGTGTAAACATGACTCATAGCCACAGTGTCCGGAACTCCAGGGTAACCAAGTTCTTCACAAAGTTCTCGTTTAAGACCATTGAGATCGCCTTCGTTAGAATTGAGTTTTCCACCCCATAGTCCCCAAGATAGTCCATATGACTCTTCGGGGCTTCTTAGTTGCATTAGTACTCGACGAGTACTTTGACTGATAATTAATGCTCCAACTGCTCTCATAGTCTAATAGTTAGTTCACAATTCTCCAGTACCCGTGATCAAAAATGCCTTCAACAGCAACTTACCAGTCATTACCATCAAAGAACAATTTTTTCATGGTATTGGCATTTACAGTATATGCTGTACCATTTACTGCACTGGCGTCAAAACTTACTACCCAATTTGAACCATTGTATTCAATGATATCATTGGCCTCTGCAACCACAGTACCCCAGAATCCGTTTTG